ATCTTCTATTGCCCATACGTACCACTAACAATGGTTCGTGCAGTTGGCGAGAATGATTTCCAACCACGTATCGGGTTCAAAACTCGTTATGGTATGGTTGCAAACCCATTCGTAGGATCAGCTCCAGGCGATGATATTGGTTCAGCTCGCGCTAACCAATACTACAGAATCTTCCGCGTAGACAATATCTTGAACCCAGCATAGGGCTTAGATACGGAAAATAACTTGGGCGGCTTCGGCCGCCCTTTTTTTGTTTTCTTTTGCGTCTCCTAGCTTGTTCGTGTAAGAAAGTAAAAAAAAAAAATGTAATCGCTCAATTCCTCAGCCTCTGCATAAAGGAGAGCTATCTATATCATCTCCACTTCTCATCTGTACATATTCTTCAACAGTAAAGTTTTTTACCAAGAACCTTTTGAACGCTCCCATTTTAATAGGGCTACCACTATACTTAAAACGAGCGATAAATAGTTCTTTAGGCATACCTACACGTGAAGGATGACATTTAGGAGCTACTTGATCCCATGTTGGTTGACCTTCGTAGGTACCTGTATACTCAAGATATCCACCGTGGTAAGTAAATTTAGATTTATCAAACTTAGTCATATTATATCTCCTTAAGAAGTTGCTGACATATAGAATTTTTTTACACCAGATTCCCAAAGCTCTTTAGCTTCTTCATCAGTATCAAAACCATACTCAGAAGCAAAGTCCATTGAAGATGAAGTAGCTACAGATCCATTGAAGCCCATCTCTTGCAAATACCAGCAAATAGTTTTAGCTGTCTTTGCGATTCCTACTAAATCACCATTTGAGTACATATCAATGTGACCTTCGTCTGCTGTAATATAATCAATCATGTCTTATCTCCTTATCATACATATATTATAGCCTATATTTGAACTAAGTGCAACTGTTTTTTTCAGAAAAACAAAAGTTTTTTCCCATATAAATACATGTAAATAGAATAGGAATTGATATGCCAACCTTAGATCCTACAGTTACAGTTAATGTAGATGATACCTTAACAGGTAGTACTACTGGCTTGAGCAATATTAATTTGCTTCAACCTACATCGTTTAAGCTTATTATTGATAGAAAAAACTTTCCTAATCTAGAGTTCTTTTGTCAGAGTGTAGCTCATCC